GGAACAAATTCAATACAAAGAGCTCCTCGGCATAAACCCTGGACCTCCATAAATAATTGCGCTTGCGGCATGTCTGCACCAGGCGGCTTTACCTGTTTACTCACGTTCTCAGGTATATTCAACACGAATTCGTGTTGGACGCCAGCAGTGTACTTAGTCATCGCAACGGAAATAGAACCATTGAAACCCAAAATGGCATCAGCCGAAACCTGAGCCCCATACTGCGTAACAGCAGCGGATACAGTAGAGTCATCTCTGCCAACGAAACGAATCGCAATCTTCAAGATTCTGATTTGACCAAACTGAGCCCAAACATCTTTGCAACAGTCAATTGACATCAACTGTTCATTCACCACAACCTTCTGTTCAGATTCACAAGAAAACGGAACGATAACTTCAAACTTAGAAACACCTTGCACTGAGGTCGTCGTATTCAACGGAGCTTCGCCCAAATCAGAAGGGAGGTTATCAGTCGTAGTGATAGTCGCCATCGTACAACGAGTCAATAGTATTCGAACCATTAGCGGTATACGCTTCAAACTCAACCTCTGGCTGTGTTTCCATGCGTTCGTATTGATCCGCGTAGGCTTGAATATACTCCGACACGACGTCATTCCCTGATACATCAGGCATTGCATCAACAACCCCCCAGTCAACTTGTCGGTTGATTTTGTACTGCCTACGAAGGTTGAAAATGTCTCTAGCCATGACTTGAGCATACATCTGTTGCGTCTCGGTCATCGCGGACACGACTGCGTCTCCCATGTCATAAAAGGATCTGAAATCCAAGAAATAGCCATCGATTACATCAGCCAATTTGCCTCTAGCATGAGCTGCCAACAATCGCATGTACAACAATTGCGGATTCTTAAAGACCTTGCCCTCATGGACTATGTATGAGCAGAAATCGCCTTGCTCGGCCACGTAATATTTCTCCTCACAATTGTCATACTGCTCCATGGCGTGCCAAGCAAGTGATATGCTATGCTGCTTGAACATGAGCGTGTCGTCACCACTGCCTGCATAAGGATCATTTGGACCTATATTGTACTTCAAATAGTCCCTTGCTATCTTGAAACAGGTGTTGAAAAGATACGTGAATGCTTCACCTGACAACCGCATCAACCCTATTGTGAACGTTCTGGTGTGCATACTGAGTTTGTCCTGCTTGTAATAATCCGACAGATCTCCTGGCACGTTAAAGAAGTTCATGAGCTTCATCTCGAATTGCAGACTAGCTCCTCTTTGAGTTCCGTCATATCCAGAGATATCGGATGCAGCGTACTCCCCACTTCTGGGGTCATTGATCGCAAACCACTCCTTCATCTCCAGTATTGACTTGCCAGCATGTATATACATGTTCTTAGGACATTGAGCCATAAGCTTGCGCAATAGGTAAACACCCAACGGACCCATTTTGAACAGATACTCATCGCTTCTCACGAACAGAGTTTGCAAAGGCTTCGCGTCCGGGGGAATCAAATCCTTCAACTTCAGCTGAGCTTTGGCTGTCAAGAAATCGTTATACAGTGGGTCGGCTCGATTCAAGGAAGCTTGTTTCAGGTCTTGTGACCTGTTAGCCCTCCTATCTTGGAAAATCGCTACACTCAACTCCCATTCTTGTTCATCCCAAGGCACAGAATCCTGGAAATGCATAGCTCTCTTGAAAGACTCAAATAGTGCGTTGCCATAGAGTTCGTTCTCAGCAAAATCTTGCACATTGTCCTCATACTCCACTTTCCTGATTCTCTGCGATATTCCAGCTGAAAAGCTGACATCGTCCTTCGGAGTTTGCAAAGCACCCAAATTGATTGGCAAAGTACTCTCTTTAAGAGGATTTTCGCTGTCTGGCAGTGTCTTCAGCCACTCATCAAGACGTCTTTGAGCCATCCTGACAGGTATCTTGGCGAATTTTTGAGCGATGAGCTTCTTTCTAACGTCAGCCGCGTCCAGCCTAACTTTGTAACCATCAGGCATTTGTTCAGAAAACACATCCCCCCAAGTTAATTCTCTTTGAGTTCTTGGTCGGATAGTACTGATGACTGCTTCGATTGCTCCATCACGATTCTCCACAGGCAAGTGGGTCCTCGGTTTGACTCCACGCACTGGCTCCTCTCGCACAATCTCTTCTCTGCATATCTCAGGCCGC